AGTCGCTTAGACGACGTTCTACCCCCAACAGGGGGCGGAGCGTCGTTTTTGCATTTTGGACACGGTTTGACCTGGCGACTGCCAGTTCAGCCCTCGGAGAGAACCGAGGCTAATCAACCACAAACGGGAGAGAACCCGCCAAACACATCAACAAAAAGCAGAGAAGCTAAAACGCAAGGAGGAGACATTTTCATGAGTTTCGATTGGACAAAAGTAGAAGGATACCGTGAGGACATGACCGCAGAGGAGAAGGTGGCGCTGTTGGAAGCGCAGGATGGGCCGTCTCGTAAGGAGGCGGAACCTGAACAGCCGACCAAGCCATCGCCGCTGGATGCATATGATACACCGGCCCAGCCCCGTACGGAAAGTGAGCCGGAACAGCCTGCGAAGCTGTCGCCTGGGTTCATCAGCAAGGTGCAGTTTGATAAGGTGGCCAGCGAACTGGCGAAGGTGAAGAAGGAACTGCGTGCCCGTATGTCTGCCGAAGAGCAGAAGGAGGCAGACCGCATGGCCAGCGATGAGGCCATGAAACTGGAATTGGAGACCCTTCGCAGGGAGAAAACGCTGAGCAATTACAAGGCTTCCTACCTGGCTCAGGGGTATGACGACCGTATTGCTGAAGAAGCGGCCACTGCCCTGGCTGACGGTGATATGGATACGGTGTTCGCCCTGATGAAGAAGCAGTCCACCAATGCCGAAAAGGCGCTGCGTGCGAAAATCCTGAAGGAAGTGCCTGTCCCTCCTGCTGGAGAAAATCCGAACGCTGATCTGGAGAAAAAGAAGGAGCTGGAAGCGCTCCGTGCAAGCTTCGGGCTTCCGCCTATGAAGTAATTACTGACAACAGACGAATGATTGGAGGAAAAGTAAATGGCAAATTCTATCGCTTTGGCTCAAACTTACCTGCCGCTGCTGGACGAGGTGTATAAGGTAAGTTCCCGTACTGCGATTCTTGACTCTACCAAGGTTGAGATCGTGAATGGTAACACTGTAAAGGTGTTCAAGACTTCTATGGACGGTCTGGGTGACTACAGCCGTGCTACCGGCTTCACGCAGGGCGATGTAACGGGTACGTGGGAAACCCTGACGCTGGGGAAAGACCGTGGTCGCTCCTTCGTCATCGACCGCATGGACAATGAGGAAACTATCGGCATGGCGTTTGGTACGCTGGCTGGTGAATTCATCCGTACCAAGGTGGCTCCTGAAATCGATGCGTACACGTTCGCAACCATGGCTGGTGCAGCGGGCATTGATATGGGTACTGCTGCGGATGTAGAGGTGGGCACGACTGACGTTGCCAGCCTGGTAGACGAAGCAGAGCGTTCCATGAACGAGAATGAGGTGCCTGGTGAAGGCCGCATCCTGTTCATCTCTGAGACTGCCTATGCTGGCCTGCGTGCGAAGATCAGCCGCACGGTGCAGAACGATGTAACCGGCATCAACCGTGAAGTGGAAAGCTACAACGGTATGCGCATTGTCCGTGTGCCGCAGAGCCGTTTCTATACGGCGATTACGCTGCAGGATGGTTCCACTGCCGGTCAGACGAGCGGTGGTTATGTAGGTACCAGCGGCACGGGCTACAACATCAACTTCATGGTGGTGCATCCTTCTGCGATTACGAAGGTTGTAAAGCATGTCCTGCCTCGTATCTTTGCGCCTGATGAGTACCAGGCTGCTGATGCATGGAAGTTCGACTACCGTATCTACCATGATACGTTCGTATTCGACAACAAGGTGAAGGGTATCTACCTGCATCGAGGTGCAACTGCGCTGGCATAAATACGGATGAGGTGATGAAAAATGGCGGAAATAAAAACACCGCAGGGCACGATTGTGGGGCTCATCCTGCAGTCGGAAGCACCAAAGGAGCCGGTCAAGACGCCTGAAAAACCTAAGCGTCCGGCTCCCAAGCCGAAGGCTAAACAGTAAAAGAAGGGAGGTGGACGGCAAATGAATAGCGATGAGAAGCTTCTCATATTGCAGAAGCGCATTGAACCAGACACGGCTAGTGATGATTTGCTGTCCGAGCTCCTGGAACAGGCTGGGGCGATCGTCCTCAACCGCCGATTTCCGTTTGGCTATGCCGAGGGTACTGAGGTGCCTGCACAGTATGCGCGGATTCAGATTGCTGTCGCCCTGGAGCTATATGCGAAAAGAGGAGCAGAAGCACAGACTGCGCACAGCGAAAACGGCATCAACCGGACGTATGAGGCGGGGGACGTCTCGCCCAGCCTTCTCAGACAAATCGTACCTCTCGTTGGGAGTGTGATGACCAATGAGATCCCATAAGCGAAACTTGCGGGATGTTACGTATGAAAACATCGTTGCAAGAGAACCCATAAAGGACGTGTACGGCAATGACACGCTGGAAGTCCGCAAGATATACGCCGCCCCTGTAGCAGCCAGATGGAACATCAGTGCTGCAGTCGGTGAGGAAGCGAATGAAATATTCGGTGACTTGACCGATTACAGCAGGACAGTGACCCTATGTGGTGACTGTCCTGTTCAGGAAGGGGACAGGGTGACATTTGGCGGCAGGAAGTACACGGTGGTCAAAATTGCAGATAGCGTGAATTCCTATCTGCTGGCGCTCAGGGAGGTGGTGGCACATGGCTAAGGAGATTGCGCTTGATCCGCTGGATAGGGGAAGTATCGACAGTGCCATCAAGGAACTGAAGAAATATAAAGAATGGATTGTTCTCAAAGAGCGGCAGCTCAGGGAGCGCCTTGCCACCCTGGGGGCAACGGTAGCTTCTATCCAGTTCTCACGTGCCATCTATAACGGCACCAATGATGTGTCCGTGCGGGTGGATAACACCGGCAGCGTGGCAGTTATCTACGCGGAAGGGTCTGCGGTGGCCTTCATTGAGTTTGGTTCCGGCGCGAAGTATGGTTACGGCCATCCGGAAGCTGGCCAATTCGGCATGGGGCCTGGTACATACCCAGATGGGAAAGGTCACTGGGACAGTCCGCGTGGTTGGTGGTATGGGCACAACGAGCACAGCTATGGTAATCCGCCCGCTATGGCCATGTACCAGGCCAGGGAGCGAATGGTGGAGCAGCTGACACAGCTGGCAAGGCAGGTGTTCAGTTCATGATCGACCTGTCCCATGAAATCTTTACAGCTATAGCTGTGGACGTGCGTGCCCAATACGACCCCATCACCGTCATCGGTGAAAGCATCAGTGTCCCGGCGCAGTTCCCCTGCGTGGCCATTGATGAGATATACAACGTGCCTGCCCACCTTGATACCGCTGGACGGGAGACCTACAACGCGGTGACATACCGTGTGCAGGTGTTTTGTACAGGGGATAACAAACGGGCCCAGGCACGGGCTATCTTCAAAACGGTGGCAGACAAGTGCTGGCAGCTGAACCTGGTTCGAAAGACCTATACGACGCTGCCGGATGTGTACAACAGCAGCATATATCAAATCACCGCTACCTTTGAGGCGGATATACGACATGATGGAATGATTTTTAGGAGGTAATGAGCATGGCAATTTCTACGTATCTTGCAACCCTGAAGTGGGGCGACACGGCAAGTGCAGTGGCAAAGGTCGTGGACATCAAAGATTTTCCGGATCTGATGGGTGAGCCCAACATGCTGGAGACGACGACGCTTTCCGATGCGTCGCAGACCTATATTCCGGGCATCAAGGCGATGGATACCATGACCTTTTTGTTCAACTACACGAAGGCTGACTTCGATGCGGTCAAGGCAGATGAGGGCAAGCCGCTTTTCTATGAGCTGGAGTTCTCGGATGGCAGCGCCTTTGTGTGGACGGGCAGCCATGTGGTAACCCTGCCTGGTAAGGGTGTGGATGAGGTCATCGAGGCCGGTATTGCAATTGCACCGAGCTCTGCTGTGGAGCCCAAGGTGTAACAAATCGAAAAAGCAGGAGGATAAAAAATGAGTGTTCTGAAGATTGCGTATAAGAATAAGCAGTATGAGCTGGGCTTTACCCGTAACGCTGTTGTGGCCATGGAGCGCAATGGTTTTAACATCAATGAAATGAGCACCAAGCCCATGACGATGCTCCCTATGTTCTGGGAGGGTGCGTTTATGGCCTATAACAAGGGTATCAAGCGCAGCCTGATGGATGAAATCTACCAAAACATCCGTGACAAGCAGGGTCTGCTTGAGGCGCTGACGGAGCTGTATGCGGAAACGCTGAACACGCTGACGGATGAGCCTGAGGAAGATAAGGGAAACGCGACCTGGGAGATCGTGCGCTAACAGAGGGCGAGACGGTCTCCCCACTAGCGATTTTCGAGGAAGCTTTTCCATATTATCTGGCCATCGGCATGACCTACGAACTGTACTGGGATGGCAGGCCGAGCTTGTCATCTCGTACAGGAAGGCCGATGTGCTTAGGCAGAAGCGCAGTAACAACGATGCCTGGCTGCAGGGGGCGTACATCCGCCTAGCTGTGGCCTCCACCCTGGATAAGAAGGCAAAGTACCCGAAGGAGCCGTTCACCATCGGCGCACCTACCCAGGGCGCTATGAGCGCAAAGCAGGTACGGGCCAAGGCGGCGTTTGCTGCATTTGCAGAAAGGTTCAATCAAAAGATGCACTCCGATGCTATGCAAAGGGGTGATATGAGTGAGTACGCAAATCGATAGTCT